AGCACCGCAGCGAGTGCATCTTGATTGGCTCGGTTCCCATGACTGCAACCAATCGCCATGACTCGACGCTGGCTCTTTGTGATGTTCACAATTGGCAATAATCATAGAATGACAGCTTAATCAAGACACACTCGCGTTGATAATCATAAGATATGGTTACTTTACCCGCAATTTACCATGTCGAACACTCCAAACCCAATACTCCGACACGTTGTACCGCTTAGAGAGTTCTTTGAGCGTGTAAGTCTCTGACGCTTTACGCACCGCATCGACGACTGATTGGTCAATGTGTCTGCCAGTTGGACGGCCAAGCTTCGGCTTCAGCTTTCGCTTGGGTTTCTCGACCGTCTGGTGAATCCCAAGCAGCTTTGAGATGGACTCTTTAGTAAGACCGAGTTTTTGCAGTATGCTCATTTTGGAATAATTCTGGATGAAATGTAATAACGTGAAAATCAATAACGTGTCTTAGATATGCTCCCAAGATTTGAAACCGAGTTTTGACGCTTCCTGTTGTAGTGCTGTGAGTGTTTTGTAATCCATCTCGAAAGATGTATTCACTTTGTCTCTGTTACTATCCAGTCGAAGTTGTTCTGCCATGAATCATTTAGTTCGTTGTAAGTGTTATTCTTGATCTTCCATGTAGAAGGATTGCGTTTTGATTTAGTGTGACGACAGACTAATGATATTGTGAGTTGTGATATTTTAGTGTTACGGAGTTGGTGAGATGGATCTAAGTCTGAAAGTTTCATGGTTTCTCGCTTAGTTCTTTGATGATCTTGGTCCTAGCTCGACCCTTCGCATTCACGATGAGTTGCAGGATGACGATTGGGTTTATCGTCGAAACGTGCTGCCAGTATGGTCTGGCTGCGTCGAGTTCGCGTGCGCGGTCGATGTCCACCACAAGCACCTCGCTGGTCATGGCGTGCTTGTAGATGAAGGCGACTGGTAGGGCTGGTGGGATGTTCATTCCGCCTCCTTAGCTTTGTCCCAAGCGAAGCAGTCATCAGGATCAGCGCAGAACAATCGCATCCTGTCCCCCGCCTCTTCCAGCCGCTTAACTCGCTCTGAAACCTCACTCAAATACTTCCGAGTCGCGGCTAGTTTGCGCTCCAGTCTGCGGCATACCATCGCTAGATCGCCTACGCTATGCGGAGTGCTGTCTGAGATGGGCGTGTCGCTGATCATTTTCGTGGGGTCAGGAATATGATCGCTCATTTCCCCTCCTCCATCACCCCGCACGGGAGCCATGTTTTGCCGTTGTCGATGCTGTGTTCGTAGTTCACGAACCAATCTTTGCGTGTGTCATCGTTTCCCGATGTTTGAATCAACCATCGGTAGTCTTGTTTTGAAAAATCCCTCATCCACGCACCCAGCGGAACCTCATCCGCAGTCCATGGGCGGAGGACATAGGTGGGTTTGATGCGGTACTTTGTGTCGTCCCAGCCCCACCGAGGGAAATATAATGGTTCCCATTTTCCAACAGGACCCAAGACCTCTAGGTCCTTCCCATCCACAAATGCCTGCATCACGCGGATGGCTTCTTTGGTTTGTTCGATGTTCATTGCTGCTCCTTTCGCTTGAGATATTCACTGACTGCTTCGTCGGCCACAAACTGGAGCTTGTAGCCATTCTTGGTTGCGTAGTCCTTCAGCCGCTTGTGAGTGTCATCGCTGACCACGAAGATCTTGGGAGTGGGACGTTTGGGTTTGGGGGTGTTCATTTGGCCTCGCTCGTAATGGCTTCGTGAATGACCGCGAATTCCTTGGCGAAGATTTCGTCGCGGATCTGGATGGCGATGTCGCGATGCTCTTTCTGCGTACCTTTAGCGCAACGCTGTTCGAAGTAATGAATCCATGAGCGGATGTTGCCGGTCATGTACAGAGTCGTCTGCGTACAGAGCGGCAGGACCATTCGCGCTGTCTCGCGGCTCACGCCTTCCTGAAGCAGCGTTCGATACGTCCTGAACGCCAGATCGACCGACTTGGCGACACATTCAATAGCCCACTCCTGCGGGAATTTTTCGCCGCTTCCCTGGCGGTTAACACGGTCCTGAGTGCGAAGTTCGACCGGCTCCGCTGCGTCGCTTGGCGCATAGCGTTGGCTAAACTCCTGAAAGCAGAAGCTGCGATGTCTGAGAATTTGAGCGGAGATGGCGCGGCTGGTCTGAATCTCGACGGTCATGCTGGCCTGCTCGAAGATGCTCCAATGGCCGTGCTTGATGCAGTAGGCCAGTAACTTCGGGGCGGTGAGGAGGCTCATCTGGTTCGACGGATTGCTGACACGGGCGGCGAACGTGATGAAGTCGGATGCGGTCAGGGTTCCGTCGCCGACAAGGGGTTTGGTGATAGCTACAAGTTTTGTTCTCATGGATACGAATTTTAGGTTGGTTTCGAGCGTTATCGCGGAATGCGCTCCCCTCCGTGTTTGGGATGCTTAGAACGGCTTCTCCTCAGTCTCGGCGGCAATCGGGGCGACAGCCTTCATGCCCTTGAGGCGAAGAGTCTTCTTCTTCTCGCCGTTGTACTCGTACTCCTCAAAGCGAGTCGTGATGACCAGTTCAAGACCGATCATCGACTTGAGGAAGTTCGCATAGCTGCCCTTAACACCGAGGAAGTCAACCTGCGTACCATCCGGCACGTTGTGGTTGGTGGCGGCGACAAGCTGGTTCACGCGGAACCATGTGTTCTCCTGATTGAGGAAACGGTCGGTGATACTCGCACCGTCGCTCGTAGTGAACGTCACCTTGCAGACCTCGCGGCCCTTCGGATCGAGGTTCTCCTCAACTTTGGTGACAGCTACAGTGTACTCGCCTTCGGCATCGATGTATCGGCCTCCGGCATCCTTACGGTTTACTTGGAACATAATTGTTAGGTTTCGATTTTGGTTTTAGCTCTCGGACTTATTCAAGACCCACTTTGGGCAAGAAAGGGTTTGGACTGCGGTTGGGTATGCTGGCCAACTGTCCAGTGCTTTGCATTCGTGCAGCAGCGTGATGGCTTTCCTACGCAGGTTCGCACCGGCCTGAAGCCATTCGGCGTCCAGCTTGTAGATGCCAACCGCATACGGAGCCTTACGCTCGACGGCAACGAAGATGAAGTTCTCAGCTCCGGTCATCTCCAGATAATGCGCGGCCTGAATGTGGTAGCCGAAGCTCGTCACCGTGCGGCTGAAGCCCTCGGGCGTCGCGTCGTCGGTCGTCTTCACATCGACCAGCGTATGATCCTCGACCCATAGATCGGGACGCGCCTTGAGAGGTAGGCCAGTGTCCTCGTCTTGAGCGAAGACGCTCGCTTCAATCTTGTGATTGAGATGAATGATGTCCCAGAACGGATGGCGGCGGACGCTGTTGGCGACACCCTGGACATCAATGTCCTCAGCGTGGGTCATGTGGATGCGGCTCTTATGCGCTTCCTTCCACGCCTTACCTTCCTTGTTCCTCGCGTCGATATCCGGCGGAATGACAGCGACGACCTGCGAGTACAGGTGCGGTTCGAGAACAGCGGTATGAATCGCCGTACCCATCTGCATAGCTTTCGTCGGCTCCTGATGCTCCTCCAACGCGGCACGATAATGCGCCGGGGACTTAAGGATCTTGGACATCATGCTTTTCGAGAGAGCATCAACGGCGTGATACTTCTCGGCTGGCATGTCGAAGTTAATGTGGCGGTTTAGAATGCTCATTCGATTGTCGGGTTGGAGTACGCCTTCGCTTTGATCAGGAAGCTGTCGCTGTCGGAGATGATCATGTTGGCCACCTTGGTGCTGACATCGCGGAAGTTCTGGCCTTCCTTGATGAGGTTCTTAGAGAGCAGGAACGCATTGGCGATGTCGGAATGTGGCTCAAGAATCTGCTCCAGCTTCTCAACGAGCGAGAACTGCGGTTCGGGCGTGACGTTGACCGTTTGGCGCGTCGTGGCGGTGATGGTGGGTGTTGCTGGTGGCGTGGCGGCAAAGTCGGCGGCCTCCTCGGGGGTATAGACGCCAGCAACAACTTCAGGGGCGAGCATTCGAATAGCCTTCGATATGCAGCGAGCGCGGAGCATGGCGGAAGGATCTTTGGCCCAGCCGCTTCCTGGCTTGGCAGGGAGTAGGCCAGCAATCTTCGCGTCCTCGGTCGTGAATCCGATTTCGCATTCGTTGCCGTCATACTTCCAGATGCCAATCGCAGCGGTCGAATCGAACTGCTTCCAGATGACCTTCCCGCCGCGAGTGCGGTATCCGGCGAGCATCGCGTCAGAACGCATCGTCAGGGAGCCGTTCACAAGGTGGAACTCGCGCTTGAAGTCGAACGGAGTCTTGCGAGTCGCCAGACATTCGAGGGCAATCATGTTGCCTTGCTCATCTTTCTGGCAGTTGAAGACGCCGCTTCGCGCAATCCATGATCCTAACTCCTTGACCGCCTCAAGCGAGGTGCCAATGCGGGAGTAGAATTCTGCGCTGTCAGGTTGTGTGGCCACTGCCTGAGTTGGAGTTGGCGCGACTACTGTTAGTGTTTGATTGCTCATATTTGTATTCTCTGGTTTTGTTTTTCTGACACATCCGCTGAATGCGGAAAAATTACTTTGACTGATCTGGGTATTTTCGATGGTGCGACCTGTGGCAAGTCTTGCACAGCCATCGGACAACTAACCATTGAGACTCGTGATAACTGTCGTGATGAGCCTCCGGTTTGCATTGATTTCCACAGTTTGAACATTCATTTGGTCTTACAATCTTTCCAGATTTGATTGCCCATAGTACCTTTGAATGCGCTTTTACATGATCTGGGTGACGCAAATTAGATGTTTTTTTGCTAATCCTTGTGATTTCCCGATATTTTGCGTATTTTTCAGGATCTAGCTTTATTTGAATGTATCTTGCCTTTTCGCGCTCCCGATTTCTTTTTGCGTTCTTTGAACGATATTGCCTGAGCTTCTCCAAAACAATTTCTCTGTTAAGAATATGATAGGCAGCTTTTCTTGATTTAATTGCCTCTTTGTTTGCAATTCGATAATTTGCTTCGCATGCCTTGCACTTCACTTGTCTCCCATCCTTGGCCCGTGTGCTTAAATAAAACTCATTGATCGTTTTTTCTAAAAAACACCTTGAACACCGTTTAGTCGCTTGAACCTGTTCAACCTCGGTAGTCATTTCGACTCCTCCTGCACCTTTGCCTTCCGAGCGAACGGATTGACTTCGTCTCGCATGATCTTCGATTCAAGCAGCGCGGCAATGTCGCTCTCTGTGAACAGGATGCGCCTTCCAACTCGACGGTGTTGCGCGCCTTCGCGGCAGAGTCGTCGCAGTGTCTCCTCACAGAGATTCAGCATCTCAGCGGCAGTCTCGGTTGTGTAGCACTTCATGGTTCGTTGGAAACCGCAACTAGGTGATAATCAAGGGTGAAAATCCAAAAACCCTGTCGCGTTACCTCAACGCGCTCTACGCCTAGTTGCGGAAATTTGTGAGGTTAAACTAGCAGTCGTTCTCGGTCGTGTCAACGGGTATCGCAAAGTTTTTTTCAGGACCAAGCCGCATCGACCGCAGCTTTCATGCTGTAATTCGTTGTATCAAGGGTTTTCCGAAGCTCACCGGCCCAGTTAGTCTGGGTGGAATCGCTCGAATCTTCGCCGGATTCACGGTTGGCCAACTTCTTGTTTAGCCTTTTGATTTCCTTCACAGCCTTCTTCAGCTCGGAATCCATCGCCACCACACGGCGTTGAAGGGTGCGAAGCTCGACAATGAACATGCTGTCCTTGGAATCGTTGTCGGCTGGCACCCAGTCGCAACCCTTCCACATCCGATGGATGGCATCGAAGACCAAGACCTTCGACTTGGGATGCCGCATCGAATTGAACGCTCGTATCGCTCGCCCCATGTCGCAGCGCATGTTCTCCATAATGTGGGCCAGAACCTGCGAGCGGTTCGGATCGGCGTCGTGATGCAGCGGCTCCATCAAGCGGAACATGCTGCGGTGTGTTGCTCCATTCTCTAAGTAACTCATAGGAACTTGTAAATACCTCTCCTTTTTGTTCGCGTCAACTAACTTCTGTGCGGTACCACTTTCACTTCGTCAAAAGTTAGCATAGATCCTACTACCTCCCCTATTAGGGAGTACTAACTCCCTATAAATAGGGAGCTTGAATTCCGCTTTCGCTGCTTCGCTTTTCCCCCCGCCTTGAACGGCGGTGGCGCGAGCAGCGGCGGAATTCCCCCTCGAACGCCGCTCAATCGACATATCGACATGGCGTTTAATCGCTCAGAAATGCCCCGTAGAGCGTTCGGAGACGCTTTGGCGGCTCGATGGACGGTTTCGCTTGTCGCGACGCTAGAATCGAATCGGTGAAATGACATGGTTTTGGATGCGCTCGGTTGGCCTACGGTTAGACGGAACTCTCGATGCGATGGATGAAGACGGGAGTTCGCTCGCCGACGTATGCTCCGAGTTGATTGAACTCATGGTACTCGACTGCTTCCTCGTAGGTCATCCCCTGCGACTCCAGATTGGAGATGACTTTGTCGTAGTCGTAGGCGACGACCGGAATGCCGCCGAACGATTCGCAGATTCCGATGATGCAGTCATCGAAGCCGTCCATCAGCAGAAGGTCAGGGTCGATGTCGGACAGAAGTTCTCTAATTGTTCTCATGGGTTAGCCTTAGTCCGCTCCGCTACCGGATACACATCATAATCCTCCGGCATCTCGACCGGCACGACGCGAAGTCTTCCCTGCGTGTACTCGCCGGGATTCAAGTCCCTGGCCGCTTGCTCTGCCTCCTTGCGCGTACGGAATTCGACCGTTTTGAAGCTGACCACACGCTGCTTCAGGTCTGACCAGCCAATCGCGCCGGATATTTGCACCTTGAATTTGGGCGGGGCGAAGAGATTGCGGCTCATAGCGTCTCCGGTTCTCCCTGCTGCACGATCCTGTCGCCTTCCTCTCGCTCGATGATCAGCTCCAGAATCTGCTCGCCGTTCGCCGCAACGATGCTGCAAATATGCTTGTCGTCGTCGTAGATGCTCAGCGGTTGCGCGCCGTGTTCCTGTACCTCGCCGTTAATGACCGCGTTGAACAGGTCGATGATGGTTTGCGCGTTGGTTTTGCTACTAATGGTTAATTTCATTTAATTGGTTAGTTTGACCATCCAGAAGGGGGACACATTACGATGTTCGTTCCTTTAGGTAATGCGCGGTATGATTTGCCTTTGATTTTAAGTGTTTTTTCGGCGGTCTTGATAAAAAGTTCAACATTTTTATCCGTTATGTTTTCGGGAATCGGAACAAAAACATATGTCATCGTGTCTTCTGGATTCATTACGGCCATATAAACGTATTCCGACTTTTTCATTTTTTCGCACACATTTCCTGGCACTTCAATGACCAGACAGTCTCTGTCGGTTAAAAACTCATTCATTTGGTTGATTGGTTGATTGGTTGAACCGGCAATTGTCGAGAGTTTCGTTTTTACCTGCGAGTGAACCGTCAAGGATTCGTTGACAGTTGGTTTTCTAGCTCGCGCATGACCCTCCGGCCATAGGCGCGTGTGGAATTCTTCTTAAGGGCTTTTGGCCCACCTTGCCAGAGCCGAGCTAAGGATTCGTCGCTGAGGTTCTTGCCGTAGTGGCTGAGATAGGCGTTGGCGATGAATGTCGCGGTTGCGCGGTTGGTTACCTGCGAGTGAACGTAGTGCGTTCCCATGATTCGGTTTACGTCGCGCACGAGGATTGGTTTGATCTGAAGCGCGCCGAGTTCGCCATGACGGCCTTTGGCCTGATCGTTTCCGCCGGATTCGATCTGGATAAGCGCGGACAAGAGGAGTGGATGCATAATTTGATGCGTTTTAGAGTTTTATTCGTTCGATTTAAGCTCCTCGATGAGTTTGTTCCACTCGCGCACACGCTGGCGAGCCTGCTCGATTGCAAACTCCCACTCCTTCTCCTCACGCCACATTCCGCGCACAACCTGCGGCCTGATGCCAAGATCATGCAGCCGCACCATCTCGCATAAAATCTCAATCGTACTCATTGCAAACCTTTCGCTTTGGCAATGACCTCGCGCGCGTAGTCTAGGTCTTCATCGTCGGCCATTGGGTGGGTCAGGCGTTGCAGAGCAAGGAGCATTTGAGGCGCGAGGGAAATCAGGCGAGCGTTGGCCATTTTCTCATGCTCCGGCGTTTCCGCGTTCGCGTGATGATTCATTGCGTAGCAAATCAGAGTGTCGCCAGCGCGGACGTTTAAGCCAGTCGTCCGCCAAGGGCCGGGAGTGAATTGGGTTTTCATTCGTTGTCTCCAGTTATCTCTTCGATGGTTTCGCGCGCGTGTTCGATTAGCCGGTCGAGTTCCATTGCTGAATCCTCGCTTTCCCGGTTTCCACGGTGCGCCAGATCGTCAAGGCGTGTCCATTCGTTGTTCGCGTGAGGCAGCAGCGCGCGGACGATGGCCAGCAACTCAGGGGCGGCAGCAATCAAACGCGCGTTGGCTTTCCAGTGCGTCGCATCGTCGCAGACGTTGGCAATCGTGACTCCGTTGTGGATGCTGGCGTCGTGCTTGTTGTAGCCCAGATGCCATGGGCCGGGGGTGAATTGGGATTTCATGGGTTTTCAGGCGTTGACGGTGTATTCCGACGCGAAACGAATGCCCTCCGCGCGGCCTGATTCGGAGCCACCCAGGACGATGCTTTCGCATGCGGAGTCCGATAGCTGGCGGGAAAAGGCGTTCCAATGCTCCCGCGCGTCGCAGTGCGGGATTCCGCAGTCGCGGTGCAGGATATGCGCGAAGGCGGAGAAAAAGTCGTCGCGGACCTCGCTGACCTGCTCATCCATTCCAATCTCGCGCATCAGGTCAGCCTCCAGACGCGATAGGCGCATGCGCGGGAGAATGCGTTCGACGACGAACACTTGCGCGTCAGCCCATAGCTCCGGTCCGGCATTCGTTTTGACGTACAGGCTGAGGTCATCGAAAAGATAGAAGCGCGTCGCGTCCGGGCGAGGGTCATCTTGAAATGCTTCGCGGAGGTTGTCCGCAAACGGCTCGAAAGAGACTTCGATCAATTGCTGCTCCTCGTCCGTCAGGCGCGCGTCCATGCGGTAGTGATGGTGCAGGTACGCGCGGACCGCTTGCGGTAGGTCGTGCGCGTCAAATGCGCGGATTGCAGGGTCGAAGAATTGGATTTCGCGGATGATTTGATGGATTGTTTTCATGCTTTGGATTGGATTGATTGCTGCGGATAGATTGGCCTACCCTTTCGCGTCACGCGTTGCCGCATGGCGCGCGGAGGATGGGCCGGTCGATCAGATCAGCGCGCCTTCGGTCGATTGCATCTCCAGCGCGTCGATGGCCGCGCGCATAAGATCTTCCACATAGCAGTTTTCCGCAGGATTGAGCGGGTTTTCGTAACCAGCACACATTCCGACAGAATCCGCATGGTGCCATGCGCCGTCCGCGTAGAATTCAGAGACGACGCACCAGCAACCATGCCGGTCGATTTGATCGATGATTTCCTGTCGTTCCTCTGGGGAGTCCGGCTCGCCGTAAACGTCGAAATACGAGTCCGTTTCGGGAAGCGCGCGGAGGCGGACTTGGCCGTCAGATTCAAGCGCGCGGAAGGTTTCGATGGTGGATTGCATAGGTTTAACGGTTTGCGCTGCTGCAATAGGTTCGAAAGTCGATGCGTCCGATCAGATAGTCGGCGCATGCGCGGGAACGATTCTCTGGCCAACCGACAGAGCCTGTCAGCCAATCGAATATGTCAGAGTAAGTCAGACCGCGCGCGGATTTGCGCGCCTGCGTGAGGTTACCGTTTATGAGGTTCGAAACGGCGGTTTCTATGCGTTGAATGGATGCCATATGGTTTTGATTTGATGGTTTAGGCCAGGTTGAATAGCGCGCGAAAGTCCGAATAGTCGTAACACAAATCCGTCGCGAAGCGGTAGACGCCGATATCTTCCTGCCCGTCCGGTCTGCGGACCGTAATAAATTGCCAGCGTTCGCCTGACAGCGTGAAAGGATCTTCAAAGGAACGCGCGCGAAGGAATTCGACAAGCTTCATTCGATTTGATGGGTTAGGGTTAGGGTTAGAAAGTGCAGCATCCGCAGCATGGCGCGTCTTCGCAGCGTCCGCGCGCGTTTCTAGTGCCAGTCCAGCCGGATGAAGTGCGGATGCACACAAGACCAGAGTTTTCCGGCATGTTTCCGGTGCATGCGTTGCAGTCTATGCGCCAGACGCGGCCGCGTTTTGAGACAGTGCCGAGTCCGGCCGGAACGTGTTCATGGCATTGGACGCATTGGCCGGGATATTTGTTGGTCATGGATTTGATTGATTGGATTGGATTGGAGACTAAAGACACGTTGCAGACTACCGTTGCCGATAGCCTGACACGTTGCTTTAAGCTGTCGTTGTGATGCGTTGCACTCGTTTTGCACCAGTGCCATGCGGTTTAAATCCGACGATGAAACCACGGTTGCCCTTGGCGCATAGGCGGCACTTGTCGCATGATAGGTTGTCAACGCGTTGGGCCGGACAGATGACCACGCGGTTTCCTTCGGGTGTGGTGAAACGGTCCGGGCTTTCCTGTGGGACAACTGCAGCAACCGGAAGTCCGGTTTTCGCGAGTGTGTCGGCATGCGAAACGGAATTGGCGGACAGATTGACAACGAAACCGCGCTTGTTCGCGGACCGTATCGCGGACAGGTTCCCAAGCGAAAGCGGTTTATGGGTATAGGTAAAACCGCGCTTGCCAACGTTGGCGTCCACCAGTTCTCGCAAGGCCTTGGCGTCAACCTTGTCGCCGACACCGGGCAAGTCTCCAGCCTGATTATGCCGCCACAACTGCCCGGACGGGAAAGTGCGCACCTTGGCAAGGAAGGCGGACCAATCAAAACCACGCTGTCCGCTTGTCACTTTAGACCAATGCAACGCAAGCGGACCGCTGTCAGCGTAGCATCCATCTTTCTTGAAAGGGCATGCGTCGCTGCAAGTCACGGACGATGAGGTTGACACCGGAATAGGGCCGGTTTTCGCGTTGCTGGAAACGAGGGTGAGATGGACTTTCATTGGATTAGTGGTGAGGGGTGAAACCGAGTGATGATTCAAGATGGGCTTGAATGAGAATGAAGGCGATGATTGCAGCTGCAATGGCGATGCGTTTGAGGCGTTTGGATTTCATGGATTAGATAGCGTTGACGTCTCCGAAACGATCGGGAGCGGGAGCGAAAACTAGGTTGAGGACCCAAAGGCCTTCATCTTCGTCGCCTTCGATTCGTTGGTCATCTCCGAAGATGGTGACTCGATTGGGGAACGTGTCGTAGTCAACGTCAACGAATCGGGAACGGAGAAAAGCGACTGCTGATTCGATGGAATCGGCGGGAATTGCAACGTCGACGGGTAGTCCGGTTGCGGTTGAATCGGCCACTGCGGTGAGTAGGTTTTCTTTCACGGGGTTGACGATAGGCGACGGAGCGGAAGGTGTCAAAAGAAAATCAAAAATATTTTTGAGAGGGGGGCGAAAGGTGCGGATTCATTGGGGAAAACGAGGAAAAAATTTTTGAGAGGGTTTTCCTGGTAAGCGCAAAAATCGAATTTTTGGAGAAGAGGAGCGGGGAAAACTCGCCTTGCGAAACGGTACCTTGGATTGCAAGGTACGGGAGATGAAAGCAGAGCAATGGACGAAAGCGAAGAGCCTCTACCTTGCAGGAAAGACATGGAAAGCGATTGCAAGCGACTTGGGACTAAATCAGTCAACTCTGCTTTCCAAAGCCTCTAGGGAAGGATTGCCAAAGGTGCGGAAGGAAATGAGAAACATGGTTTCCTCTAAAGAAACGGTTTCCCTAGAAAGCCTCTCTGCTTTGGTTCGAAGCAAGCTGGCCGCTGATGCTGCATCGACATTGGAGCGGATTGAAACGTACGCACTCGAAGGAATTAAAGACGAATCAACACGGGAGCAGATACTCGGCAGCGTTGCCAAACGCAGCGCGCTTGTGTTTGGCTGGTCAGAGCAAGGTGAGCAAGCGAGTGTGAGCATTAATCTACTCGGTCAAATGCCGGATAGGCAGTCTGTCGAAGTCAACGTGAACGAATCCGATTCGAAGTGAATATAACAGTGATTGTGCGACGATAGGCATCTAATGGTGGACATTAGGTTTTCTAATGGACGGAAAAGGATTGTTTTTCTATGGGATAAGTAGAGATTGGCGACGGCGGGGGCGGCCCCCTTTGCGGGTGGGCTTCGTATACGATACCCCCCTCAAAAATTTTCCACCTTTTTGACCGTGTTAAACAAAATCAAAATCGGTCAAACTGTATCTTTAACAACCGCTGAGAGTAAGTTGGCCCACTTCATCGCCAAGAATCGCAACGGCAATAATCGCTCGTTCAACGTGACGAATTTGAAGATCAGCTCGGAGGACGCTGCGACTGTGGATTTGGAGGGTGTCTGCGGCGAGATAGCGTTCTGCAAGCTCTTCAATGTGTATCCTGATTTGGATACCGACCGTGAGCCTCCGCATCCGCTCTACGACGCGGTCATCCCGCCTCCGCCGGGATTCCGCGTCGATGTCAAAACAACCAAGTATGACAATGGTAAGCTGCTGGTAGATTCGCGCAAAGGTAAGAAAACTGACGGCGTTGATTACTACGTTCTGATGACCGGCACTTTTCCTGGCCCCTACACATTCAGAGGCTTCATCGCGAGAGAACAGATCATCCAGCCACATAAACTTGGCCTACTCTGCGGGTACAAAAGCTACATGGCGGAGCAAAGCGAGCTGACGGATGAACTTACCGATCCTCCACTATTCTGATTGACATTACGACCATTCGTATGCGTCAGTCCGCTCATCGACCCTAAGCAAGGCGGCGGCTTGGTCAGCCATCGCAAAACTGTCTAAGCGGCAATGACGCTCCGCAAAGGAGGTAGGATTATCAGCCACCGTGTGGTGGAATTGATGGCCTACCGATGTCGGTAAACGTCGGTTTAAATTTTTTCACCTCATGTCTTGTCCCAATGTCTTTAACGCCTTCGCGGTGGCTACCGAGTCGCTCGCGCAGGACGTTTACAAACGCGCCTCGTACCGTTCGATGTGGCTCAACCTCATTGAGCGCGGCGAATACCCACAAGGTACCGGTCTGACCCAGACCTCGTTCACCACGACCTCCATCGAGCCGACTGCGGCTGAAGAGTGGTCGGCCATCACCCTCGCGTCCGGCAACCCCGGCGATAACGGTGGTGCTTGCGATGTCACCTACAATGACGTTCCGGTCGGCTATAACGCTGTCACCTGGGGTCCTGAGCGTTTCGCCCTTAAAGGTCCACTCCTGTGTAAGGACGATCTGACCTTCGACCATCGCGTCGAGGCGTTCCTCCGCGTGTACCTTGAGAAGCTGTCCATTCGCGCGCAGCGTTCTTGGGAGACTCGCTATCAGAACATGTTCGCCAAGTACGCCATCAAGGCGGTGGCCGACTCGTCCTTCACTCAGGTGGAGACGATTCCGTCTGGTGTGAACGAGCTGCCCTGGATTCAGACCGGCTCCGTTGGTCAGTCGTTGAATCAGGCTACCTCCGAGCTGACGCAGGAGATGCTCGATGTCGCCGCCGCCACGCTGATCCGCAATGGCGCGACGAATCCTGATAGCTCCGGCTTCATCAGCTTCTCCAGCGACGGCCCGGTGTTCCCGCTCTACATCGGCATGGAGGCCAGCCAGCGTATCGCTCAGAACAATGCCGCGCTGCGCGAGGATCTGCGCTTCGCCGATATGGGTTCTGGTCCGGGTGCTGAGCTGCTCAAGCGGATTGGCGCGAATCGGGTCATCAAGAACTTCCGCCATATCCCGAACTTGTTCCCGCCCCGCTTCAGCTATGCTGGCGGCAAGTACACGCTCATCCAGCCCTTCACCAGCTCGTCTGGCACGAAGGGTACTGTGTTCAGCGTTAACCCGAGCTGGACGACCGCCTTGTATGAAGGTGCGTTCATCCCGACTCCGTACGTCATCAAGAGCCATATCGTTCGCCCGGTGAACCGTGTTGGCGACTTGAGCTGGCAGCCGACCAACTACATGGGCGAATGGCAGTGGGTGACTGGTGCCTACAAGCTCGATGTGGATTGCGCCGATCCGCTGGAGAAGAAGGGCCAGCATTACGCTGAGTTCGTCCATGCCGTAGAGCCAGTTTTTACGAATCAGGGTATGACCATCATCTTCCGGCGTTGCACTGGCGCGCTAACGACCATCATCTGCTCGTAATTCGAGTTTAGGTGATTGACGCAAATCCCGTCACGGTTTACGCTGTGGCGGGATTTTTATGCACTTAACGAGAGGAATTCGGCGCGAAGACGGCATGGTTTTCTGGGGGTTTTGCGGGAAGAATCCAGACGGAACGCCATTCGAATACTGGGTAAACGAGCAGGTTTTTGAGAAAAATATTAAGAAGAGCAGTGAAAGGTTAAAGAAAAGGTACGCTTCAAATAAGCAGGAATATCTGAGGCAGCAGCGCGAGTACCGAGTGAAAAACGCCGATGCGATTCGCGAGAGAAGGCGTCGCTATCGCCAGAGAAATGCGGCAAAGATTAAGGTGGCGAAGCAAATTTACGCCGCAAACAACAAGGATAAGATTGCGAAAGCATTGGCAAACCGTCGCGCCAACAATCCGATTGTTCGAATGGCCAACTCAATGCGCCGCTCAATACGCCGATATCTCGACGCTGGACAGAAGGGTGAGATGAGCAGTTTT